AGCACCTAATGTACCTGCTGTTCCTTGAATACCTTGAGGGCCTGTAGGACCAGTCGCACCTGCTGCACCTGTTGCACCTGACGTACCTGTTGCGCCAGTGGGGCCTGTAGCACCTTGTAAACCTTGAGGGCCTACAATTTGCCCGACGTTATCCCAAGCAGCGCCGTCCCATACATACAAGTCACCATCTGTAGATACGATATACGCGTCGTTAACTGTATTACCAGAGGACGGTAAATCGCCTACCGTAGCAACTTCACCCTTAAACGTAATAGACGTACCTTGCGCACCAGTAGGGCCAGCAGAACCTGTAGGGCCTACCGCACCGGTCGTACCGGTCGCGCCTGTAGGGCCAGTAGCACCTACCGCACCCGTCGTACCAACAGCGCCAGTTGTACCAGTAGGGCCTTGTATACCTTGTATACCCTGTACACCTTGTGTACCTTGTGCGCCAGTGGGGCCAGCGACTCCGTCAACACCTTGTGCGCCGGTCGCACCTGTAGGGCCAGTAGCACCTACCGCACCTGTTGTACCAACTGCGCCGGTCGCACCTGTAGGGCCTTGTATACCTTGTATACCCTGTACACCTTGTGTACCTTGTGCGCCAGTTGGACCAACAGATCCATCAACACCTTGTGCACCAATCTCACCTATAGCACCAGTAGGACCTACCGCGCCAGTATCACCGGTTGCACCAGTAGGACCTCGTACACCCTGTACACCCTGTATACCTTGCGCGCCTTGTGGGCCAGTAGGCCCCGCGTTTCCATTGACACCCTGAGCACCTGTAGGGCCCACTCCGCCATCTGTTCCGCTAGGTCCCATCGGGCCTGTAGGACCTTGGATACCCTGCACACCTTGCTCACCTTGTACACCCTCGGGGCCGGTCGCACCCACTGGACCAACAGCGCCATCTGTTCCGTTATTACCGTTAGTACCAGCAGTACCTTGAGGACCAGTCGGTCCTTGACTACCAGTCGGACCCGGACTACCAGTCGGACCAGCAGGGCCGGGATCACCGACCTTGCCGTATGGTAAATCCAGATAAGCATCTACACCATTACCGATCTTGTATCTTTCGGTGTCTGTTTCTAACACCATCTCGCGGTCAGCAAGAACCGGATTGAATGTTGTCCAGCGCGCGAGTGTATCGCCTCGAAGCGCAAAGCCGATGGTAGACGAAGGGGTAGGTGTAGGCATGGTGATTACGCCGCTTTTCTATTAGAGTAAAACTCTAGGTTAAGTTTTAGACGACTGTCGCTAGAATCTAGCTCACACGCGATATGCCCATGCTCTATGGCTTCATCATGCTTGCCAAGATTATACGCGGCTAAGGCCAATAAGTCATGCGGTTTAGCACCCCAGACAGAGGGGTCCATTGTGTATACGGCCTCTTTGTCTTTAATCGCTAGGGCTGCTACTGCGCAGTCATAAGATAATTGCCACTGGTCTGTACGTCTGGCCAAATCAGAAAGCTCAACCCAAGGCTCCCGAGTGCTGGGCGCTTCGACCGTAGCTTTACGTAGCCACTCTTGCGCGCGTACGGGGTCGCCAAGGACATCGTAGCACTGCCCAAGCAGCCGCATTGCGTAGCATCGTTCGTTAATCCAGTTTGCGTTTGGGTTCTCAAGATACTTGTTTAGCGCGACAACTGCGTCGACCCAGCGTCTGTAGAACGTCAACTCACGGGCGTAGTAAAACGCGTTGCGTGGGCAAGCTGGATCTTCCTTGACCGACATTTCTAGTAAGTCCAAGTACTGACCACGGGATTTAGTATTGTCTGGCTTGTGGATAACTAACAGCATATCGGTCTGTGCCCAGACTTCGGTAATCCGGCTGTCAGCTCTGGGGTATTCGTGGCATGGGTGATGCCAGTGATAACCTTTACGGGCGTGGATCTTTTCATAGTAGAAAGCAATACCCTGCCCCCAGTCAAACTTATATCTCATTCTCGTGGTGTTGTCTTTCCAAACCCGCTCGATCTCCTCGCGCCAACCGGGCTGCAATTCTTCGTCTAAGTCTAGGCTAATACAAACGTCGACGTCGGCAGGTAAAAGCGCAAGGGCTGTATCGCGAGCCTTATCAAAACGCCAAGGGCTGATGTAAATATCATGCACAGTAGCACCGCACTCTAACGCCAGCTTGACAGTATTGTCAGTTGATCCTGTGTCAGCGATAAGAATAATATCCGCGTCTTTAGCTGAGTCACAAAACCTCTGTACAAACTGCTCTTCGTTTTTTGCTATTGCGTAGACTGCAATCTTTAGTGTCATGTTATATCCTTATGTTAAGTATTATGCCCAAATCTCTTCAGGTTTTACGGGCCATTGTGGCACTGTGACAGGAGGATTTAAAGTAATAGCCCTGACTTCAGCACGGTAAATAGTAAAGTCCGATTTGTTTACTAAGTCAACGTCCGGCATTTGCGACCAGTCCGTTTCTTGTAATAGCTGCTCCGCTTGCTGCTTGTTGCTATCTCTGTACTGCTGATCCCGGTCTACAATCTCTTGCGGTGTCATGTCGCGCACAACCTGAGTCTCAGTAATATCCAGTGTCTTTATCTCGACAGTCGAACCATCCAGCACCTGATCCTCACCAACAGGTACTTGTACAAATACCCAAGGCAACCAGCCAAGTTCCCGCAACTGGTCGTTGCTCATGTTGTTTACGCCACTGATGTTCTCCCAAGACTTCGGAAGCCCGCATGGTCCTTTGTCAATTACGCCAGCGGTTACATGTCCGTATCGCATCTTACACCTCTAAGTTGTCATTTCGTTTAGTACTGCGCCCGTCTTTGGGCCGTCCTAAGATTGTTGTGTCTGCGTCTTTCACGTCGTAAGCATACACGCCCATTTGGTGAATTGGGAATATGTCTGCCCGAATCAATATATCCAACGGCGCACATATCCCGAACTTCAGGACATGGGATAAAAGATTCTTTGCTACCGCAGGGTCAATCGCATACGCATGGGCTCGACAGATAAAGTGATAGTTCACACCTTCAGACGCATGAGGAGGAGTAGGCATTACCTGCCATCCCTGATTCACTTGCTCGTTACTACCTAAGTAGCATATCGAGTTATAGACCGAATGATTTGTATAGGGTTTGACCATCACCGAATCATGCTCAAGCACAATCAGAGGCTTATCCTGCTCTACGCACTTGACCCACAAGCTGATATGGGACATAGCGCAAGCGACTTCACCACGGGTCATGTAGTGGTCAGTCACTTTAAGCATATTCATAAACTGACCGTTATGCTTAGGCGGGATGATGGGGTCAGAAATGCCGTTATATGCGTCCCAGTACGCCCAAGGTTGCCCGACCGCATCACAGGAGTCGGCGCAGCGTTTAGCTTTTTCTTCGGACGATTTGTGGTCAGCTACACGGATGATGTAGGCTTTGTCCACGTTCATATCGTATTTAAAGAATAAGCTCACGCAGCCACCTTCAAGTTAACCTTATGTTCTAATGCGGTACGAATAGCATTTAATGGTGCATCCCACTCGCCATACTTCTCTTGTCTAAACAAGCGAACAGAGTCATACCAGACCGACTTCTCACCAGCTTTCGCCCATGCGTAGTATGGTAGAACAGGGACAATCACCCACGTTTCCTTACCCAAAGCACCCGCCATGTGAGCGATAGAGGTACAAGACGTAATCACCAAATCAAGTCCAGCGATAATGCTGGCTGTGTCTTCCCATGTCTTGAGTTGATCTCTTAGGTCTGCAAATGGCAGTCCGTCTACCAAGTCCTCGTCACGTTGTAGACTATACAGGGTTACGCCATGCACTTCATGCAGGTCAATTAACGGTTGAGGATCAAAGCGTCTGTGTTGCTCATGCTCAAACTGAGGGTTTCCAGCCCAACGGATGCCTACCTTTAATGAGCCTTCTTTGTCATATAGCTTCTTTGGCTCGGATGTCATAAATGGCTGGCTTGGAAATGTGTCGGTGTCATAGCCCAGAATGTGAGCCGCAGACATTGCAGGAATCCAGTAGTCGTAATGCAGACCAAGGACGGATTCGCTGTCAATGCAAGCAAAGCCGTGACGGGAGAAGAGGGGTTTCAAATGCTTGTCGCACGACACCACAACCCTTGCGCCTTTCTTGACAAAGTCTTTGGCGAAACGGAAGTTCATAATCTGATCGCCAAGCCCGTTCTCGCAGCGGAATAACAAGGTCTTGTTGGTCAAGTCTTGATCCCGCCAGATTTCGCCGGGGATTCTTGTTAGCCCGAACACATTGATGAACCGTCCTGCATCCATCATCTGTAAACCCTTGTTGAGTCTGCCATGACGCATCTCATGCCAACCAAGATTGAACACGACTCGTGCATCGTCTTGCTTAGGTTGCGCGCGCAGAATATTTTCTGAAATATCCGGATGCCCGTTGATCGCTGCGGCTAGTGCCATGTCTAATGGATGTACGTTCATTCGGACAATGCTCCTGCCGCTGCTCCTGCCGCGCCATAATTTGCAGATTGCCAAGACGTTAGCGCACCGATTTGTACAGGAGATGATTTATTAATATTTGTCCCATCACCTAGCTGATTTTGTGAATTCAGCCCCCAAGCCCAAAGAGTGCCGTCTGTTTTAACTGCTGCTGCGTAGCCGTTTTTTCCCGATACTTGCGCCCAATCCGATAACGCACCAATCTGCACAGGGGATGACCTGCTTGCTACTGTACCGTCGCCTAATTGACCACTACTATTAAACCCCCAAGCCCATAACGTGCCGTCTGTTTTAATGGCAAATGTGTGATTACCTCCCGCCGATACTTGCGCCCAGTCTGATAACGCACCGATTTGTACAGGAGATGATCTATTTTCTACTGCACCGTCGCCTACTTGACCACTAGACCCAAGACCCCAAGCCCATAACGTGCCGTCTGTTTTAATAGCTGTGGATCGTTCGCCTCCCGCCGATACTTGCGCCCAGTCCGATAACGCACCGATTTGTACAGGAGATGATTTACTAATAGTAGTGCCATCGCCTAATGAAGCACTACCATTAAGCCCCCAAGCCCATAACGTGCCGTCTGTTTTAATGGCTAACGAGAAGGAACCTCCAGCAGTAACTTGCGCCCAATTAGAAAGAGCACCGATTTGTACAGGAGATGATTTATCTGTTATCGTATCGTCGCCTACTTGCCCGTTATTATTAAGCCCCCAAGCCCAAAGAGTGCCGTCTGTTTTAACTGCTGCTGCGTGATTGTTATAAGAAGCTTGCGCCCAATCAAATGATGTTCCAGCCTGCACAGGCACAACGTAAAACATAACATTGTTCGTGCCTAGTTGACCAAAATTATTTTGCCCCCACGCCCAAAGAGATCCATCGCTTTTGGTTGCAAGAGTAGATGCGGTGTTGTTGCCAACAGATGTATATCCTGAGCCTATGAACACGGGGGAGTTAATATGCCCTTGGTTAAGCCCAAGTTGGTTACTCGATCCTACCCCCCAAGAGTAAATTGTGCCATCGGTTTTTATACACACACTAGCACTACTACCCCCGTTAGCTTGAGCCCAATTTGAAAGCGTTCCTACTTGTACGGGCGAGGATTGAGAAGTTACATTTCCTTGGCCTAATTGACCACTAACATTATTTCCCCAAGCCCATAACGTGCCGTCTGTTTTAATGGCTATATTGAAATTGTCCCCACCACCTATTTGTGCCCAGTCCGATAACGCACCGATTTGTACAGGAGATGATCTATTAATAGTAGTGCCATCGCCTATTTGAGTACCAGTCCCCCACGTCCAAAGTGTACCGTCTGTTTTAATAGCAGCGGAACTATTACCGTTGAAACCAGCGTGTACCTGCGCCCAATTTGACAATGCGCCTATTTGTATTGGGGATAATATATCAGCAGTAGCCTCATTACCTAATTGCCCACTGACGTTATACCCCCAAGCCCATAACGTGCCGTCTGTTTTAGCTGCTACGGAATGCCTAAACCCCGCACCAATCTGTGCCCAGTCCGATAACGCACCGATTTGTACAGGAGATGATTTATTAATAGTAGTGCCATCACCCAATCGCCCACTAGAACCAGCACCCCAAGCCCATAACGTGCCGTCTGTTTTAATGGCTAAAGAATGAGCACCTCCAGCAGTAACTTGCGCCCAATTAGAAAGAGCACCGATTTGTACAGGAGATGATTTATCTGTTATCGTATCGTCGCCTAATTGACCATTACTATTAATCCCCCACATCCAAAGTGTACCGTCTGTTTTAATAGCAGCGGAATTAGTATTACCAACGGATACTTGCGCCCAATTAGAAAGAGCACCAATCTGCACAGGGGATGACCTATTTCCTACTGTATCGTCGCCTACTTGACCATTACTATTAAGCCCCCAAGCCCAAAGAGTGCCGTCTGTTTTAATGGCTAAAGCATGAAGGCCAGAAGAAACTTGCGCCCAATCAGTTAAAGCTCCTATTTCTTGCGGGGTAACGTGGTTGATAGCAGTGCCATTACCTACAGCACCCCATGTATTCGGACCCCATTGGTATAACAAATAACCACCGGTCAACCCACCACCTGTTCCTGCGGCTGGCAACAACATTAGTTCAGTTGTCATTATGGAACCTTTACGTCAAGACCAATCACAAAGACCATATACGTTGTTGTAGTCACATCGTAGTACACGCCTAGAACATCTACGCCAGATGCGGTTAATGTCGGTGCAGCACCAGCCGTAAACTTCGTGTTAGCAGGCCATACAATCGTGCCGCCTCCCGCATCTGTCAGACGCAGCAACACAACCTGTGATTGCCCAGCGGAAGGTGCATTGGAGAACGCAACAGTAATCGTATTGGCTGCGGTAATGGTAGCTGTGTAAACCTGCGCTGTAGCAAGATCAATCGTTGTTGTGCCTGTGGTCAGTGTGCCGAGTGCAGAGACGGTTACACGGGAGCCAGTCAATACAGGAGTAGTCGCAAGCGCTATACCACCTGTCCCGGTAACAGCTTGACTAAGGGCAGTGGACACCCCAGTCCCTAAAGTAATAGACGTGTCCCAAGCCGTACCTGTAGAAACCGCAACTCCTGCGCCGGGGTATGTTGTTGGTCCGGTTGGACCAGTGACACCTTGAGGACCCTGCGGACCAGTGGGGCCTACTGAACCTACAGTGCCTGCATCACCCTGTGGACCGGTGGGGCCAGTAGGACCTGTAGTACCTAAACCTGTAATACCTTGGGGGCCAGTTGGCCCAGTGGGGCCTGTCGCACCAATGCCGCCGATGTCACCAGAAATACCCTGAGGGCCAGTAGGGCCGGTAGGGCCTGTCGCACCAACTACACCTGTGGGGCCGGTAGGGCCAATGCCGCCAGTTATTCCTATAGGACCAGTAGGACCTATAGGGCCTACGATTTGTCCTACGTTGTTCCAAGTCGTCCCGTTCCAAACATACAAGTCACCATCAGCTTGCACGACATAAGCATCGTTAACTGTATTACCTGAGGGGGGTAGATCCCCAACAGTAGCGACTTCACCTTTGATTGTAATAGACGTACCTTGAGGACCAATAGGGCCGGTAGGGCCGGGAAGGCCCCCGTATGGTAGATCAAGATATGCTGTAACTCCGTCACCGATTTTAAATTTATCAGTGTCCGTTTCGAGTACCATCTCTCGGTCTGCGAGAACCGGGTTAAACGAAGTCCATCGCGCGAGCGTATCGCCTCGAAGTGACAGCTGAAATATCGACGCGCTAATGTGGTCGCTCATGTCTGTGCACTCCCAAGATCTATCTTCGCACCACCGGTGTAATCGGTCTCAGCATTACCCGCGTCAATAAGCGTAGACAATACCGGGGCGACCCCAATCCAACGCGTACCATCAGAGTACTGTAGGAGATTATCTTCCCCCATAACAACAGCTCCGTCATGAGCCTGAGGGTCAAGCTGCACAGGAATAGTGTACCGAAGTGAATGGCCTACAGCCCGTGTACGCCCAGATGCAAATTTAACGCTGCTCATGTTATCACCACAAATTCTTCACGTTGGTTGAGTACGTATGATAAGGCCGCGACCGCACCTTGGAAATTATTTGTCCTAAGCTCTAGCCTATCGCCGCTAGGTAAATTTTGTTTGCCAAACTCAATGACCGCAAAGTCGTTAGCTGGGATATCCATCTGATTTAAGATAAGCCAAGTCGCGTCATTACTGTCTGTGACTTGGATAGATAATTGAATCGTGTCGTTGGAATTATTACTGACAACCAAGGAAGTAAGCAGCGCGACGGCGCTTACAGTTCGCGCTGGGTTAGGTCCGTTGGCCGGAATAAGATAGTCCGGTACATCGAGGATTGTAGTAAAGAACGACTGCACGTTGAGACGCGCGACATTAAATAGATTAAGGGGTGGGCGTGGACTAGTGACTGTGGGCATTTTAGCCTCCTAATGCTTGAATTAGTGGTAGTGTAATGTTTTGCACACCCCGTGAAAATGCTTGGCCTTCAACAGTGCCACGTTCGAAATCAACTCGTAAGTCTTCACCAAGATACGTATCCCCAAGTTCTGTCGAGAACGTGGCATAGATACGCCCACCGTTTCGCTTTAGGTTTACCTGAGTGGGGTCGCCTGCTAACCCAGTACCGCGTTGCGAGTAAGGCAGCGAATTGTAATTTACCCCAGACCCGACATAACTAAACTGTTGGCTAGAGGCTTCAATGACAGACGGAAACCCAAGGATTGGCGGGGTTTCGACACTATCTTTAATAAGCTCAATTAGTGAATCCAGCATCGTTGCTGCTGGTTCTACAAGAGAACACCTAGCCAGTATGCGCGCTTCAATAATATCGTAGCTACGAAGAAAGATTGGTAACAACGCCGGGTCAAAGAAATACTCTGCGTTCCAGTTAAACAAACCCTTAATGAAATACTGCGAACCTCGGTCCTGTCCCGAACGTAAGTCGTCCGCTAATTCACGAAGCAGCGTAGCCATGTCCCGACGGGTCAGGTCTTCTAGCTCTTGGGTAAAATTCTGTACGACGACAAACTCATCCGCAAGTTGCGCGTAAGCTTCTTCAATAATAGTTGCTGTCTCTTCAACGATTGCATCAGCCGCAGCTACGTATACGCCCCGTGGCGCGCCGACCGGATCAGGGATACGGATAGTGTATCTAAACCCAGTGGACACAAAAGCGTAGTCACCGAACGTACTGTTGGAGTTGGCAACTGTTACCTGCCCGCCGTCGTGGCACCACAGACCATAGCGGCTCCAGTTGGTAAACACGGACACTAGCTGCACGAACGCATTGCGCACCATAAGGTACCCATAGCCGTTCGGGTTAATCGCAGTAAACGAATCAATCACAACAGAACGCAAAGGCGAAGACGGCGCAAGTACTGATCCGTCGGCCCGCAGATTACCGCCGCCTTTTGGCATTAGCGGATTACCTGCTTCGCGGTCGATCGAGATTGTCATCTGATCTTGAGTGAAGTTATGCAATTGTGAGCAGTCAGATACATACGGCGAACGTGTAATGAACGCACCGGGCTTAAACACAAACGCCCAACCTTTTTCAGGCGGGTAGTCGTGGTCGACCAAAGTTGCTACGCCGTCTACTTCGCGGTACAAAACACCGCTTACAGTGAAGTAACCCCACTGCGCAACCGCCGCTAACCCTGCGGATGTTGAGGCATAAGAGGGAGGTGCTTCGTGCTGTAACCCGCTAAATGTAAACCCGCGCACCTTACAACCGCTGGTGAGCCGGAACATATTGTTCTGCTCCATACCGTTAGGAAGGCGCAGCTTAGTGACGCGCAAGTCATACCCATACAACATACAGTTAATCGGTATGTCTGTGTCAGGCTGGATAATATACTCACCGGGCTGGACAATAACACCGCACGGTACATTTAACGCTGCGGCTGCTGCAAGCGCATTACCGATTGTAGCTTTGGGTGCT